CGTCACCGTACCTGTAGCCGCTACGGCGATGGGCGTCCGGTCGGTCACAATCGAGCTATTACCGGTCGCATCAATCGTGAACCGGTCCAGCGTGGTCGCGCCGCCAGAGTGGCAATACACAAAGTTCTGCTGCGTGAAGGTCGAGAAGCCCCGGCTGATCTCTTGGAGGTATTTCTGCGTTGAGCGATACCCGCCCATCTTGCGAGGCAATGCGCGCTGCCAGCGCACCCATTGACCGTCAACGTAGAAGTCGCCCTCGAATTTCGTCCCGTCCCGTTTGATACCGGCATTAGATTTTAGAACGACCGTGGTCACTGGCATCAGAAGGCACCGCCGTCGATGTTACCGGCCTGCGCCACGCCGAGTGCCGCCCAGGCGGCGGGCTGATCCACCGCCGTGAACAGGGCAATGCCGGTGGCCGTACCGCCCAGGTTGATCCGGGCACCGCTGGCAGTGGTGGCATTCGTGCCACCCTCTGCGATGGTCAGCGGCACCGAGATGCCCTGCGTCGAGGCGTTAAGGATGTTGGTCCCGTCGCAGTACAGAATGGCGCGAGAGCCCTGCCCGATGTTGAAACCGGCACCGCCACCCGAAGGCGAGATGGTGAGCGTGTACGCCCCGGTGGTTTGGTTATCGACCCAATACTGCTGCACGGTGGCGGGCACCACGACCGTGCGATTTCCGGTAAGAGTTCCGGTAAAACGATACGCCACCCGGTTAAGTTCCGAGCCCGTGAGGGTATAGGTGCCCGTGCCTGGGATGTTGATCACCGTGTAGTCGAACGCGAATGTGGCCGATTGGCCGAAGCCAATGGTGAAGAAATTTGAACCGTCAGAGGCGATGATCGCGGATTCGCCGGGCTGGAACGAAAGGAACAGGGCACCGTTAATCGTGATGATGCCGGGCGGGTCTGCGACAATCGCACCCGTGCCGCTGTTCCGCAGATAGACGAACCAGTTATTGCCGACCACCGTGGGGTCGGGCAGTGTGAAAGTGCCACCCGCAGATGTCCAGTTGAACATCCTGGCGCGGTCGGCAACACCCGCCGTGTAATTGGTGTTGAAGGTGGTGATGGGCACCGATTGGCTGAGCAGCGTGCCGACAGCCACAATGCCGGTCCCGGCCAGGGCGCTGGCATTGGCGATGGAAGTCGCCGCACCATACTGGAGAGAACGCCAGACGCCCGCAGCGGTGGTGTTATCGGAGAGATAGACCTGCCACAGCGTGCCTGCCGGAACCGTGACGACCTGCGTCCCGACGGAATTTTTAACTGTGAAGGTGTCGGAACCACGGTTGTTGAACAGGATCGTGTTGCCGACGCCGGTCTTGTTGGCAGGCGGCAGGAAGATGCTGAACCCCGCCGCCGACGGCGTGACGTCGATGATTTTTGTGGCGAGGTTCTCGCTGGCGGAAGTCTCTTCGGGCCAGCTAAGAACCACATCAACGGTCAGCGCGATTGCGCTGTAGCTGATCTCGCTCGGGTAGATATTCGCGCCGCCGAAGACGTCTTGATAAATGGTCATGCCTCGGTCCTCGCCGCGCTACGGTCCATGATGCGTTTCATATCCTCGCCCGTGAGCGCCTGCGCGGTCCTGTCGTACATCGCTTGCCAAACCTGAATCCTCTCATCGCTCTTGAGGAATGGAGTAGCCTCCAACAGCGTGGCGTAGAGAAGGATGTCAGGTGCATACTCCGTCAGCCAGTTGGTTTGCAGGTCGTCACCGAGCAGGGCAGGCTGCTCATAATACATAACCTCGAGGACACCCGCCGTGCTGGGCGTGGGGGTGATCAGCCAGTGCTGAAAATCATAATCGGCGTAGAACTGCGGCGTGCCGGTCGACGCCTCGTTGGGCCAATAGCTGCGCAGATATTCGTAGGATCGGGCAAAAATCGGCGTGCCGTTCACGGTCATGCTGATCGTGTCGCGCCAGCGATCCGGTTTGGCATAGACCGCCACGCCGACCTGCAAGCTGGTCTGAACCGGGCGGATGAAGCCTTGAATTTTGAGTTCGCGCGCGATCCGACGCTGTGCCAGCGTGATCAAACGCGGTAGCTGCTCATAGACGATCTGGTCGCTCTCGGCGGTAAAACCGCGCTCGAGATAGCGACGAACGTCCACCAGCAGGCTGTCGTAAGTCATTACATAAGACATGCGCGCTCCAGAGCTATGTCAGAGGCTGATGCAGCCTGTGCCCGCAAAAAGGTTTATAGGCGTCAAACATCTGAGCGGGCAAGATGTTTCACAAACAGACGGCCCGGTTGAATGCCCTATCAACAGACATGGCATCGAGCATGCGGGTCAATGCCGGGGCCGTGGCCAATTCACCAGCGGCCTGCCGCTGCAATTCTGCCGGAAATTCAGTGACCCTCGGGCAGGGTCTATTAGAAATTGCCTGTCCGCAGGCGGTCAGCAGCAGTAGACTGCTGAGCAGTACGAGCAGCCTCATCGGCGGATTTCCTTATTTCCTGTTCGAGTTCAGCGGCATTGGCGCGAGCATGCTCGCCACCACTCTTGCGTCCGATTGCCCAAGCCGAAGCAATAGCACCGACGACAACGAGGATCGCCGCCAGCGTGCCTTGCAGCTTACCCCAAATTAATGCCATCAAGCGTCCCTCTTCTTCAGCAGGTATACCGCCGCGAGCACGACAGCCCCGGCAATCAAGGCCACGCCCACCGCCCAGTGAATGCCGCTTAGGCTTGTCAGGGCCGGTGCCGCAGTAGCAGCCGCCGCAGCGACGCCACCCAGCTTGCTGGCATCCATCGCCATTGAGCCCTGGGCCGGTGTGGCGGGCTCGACGCTGCGAGAGGATACGAAGGCACCCTTGGCCCACAAACCGGCTTCAGCGGCCCGCCTGTTGCTCAGACCGGCGTTCACCTTTTTCTTGACTTTGTTCCAGCGAGCCAACTCGCCGGGCACCGCGCCGTAATCGCCCACGTTGAGTTTGCGGATAAGGGTGCTATTCCGCATGGCATCGGTGCCGACGTTGTACGTCCAACTGACCAAGGCAGCGAACTGATTGTCGGTGAGTTTGGCGGTGACCGCGCGAGAGACCGCTTCTTCTGCAATTGAAAGATCAATGAGGAGAAGTTTATCAGCGTCTTCCTGGCTGATCCGCATGCCTTCGGTGACGCCCAGCGTATGGCCGTATCCGATGGTCCAGGCACCGGCAGTGCAGCGGTACGCTTCCAAACGGAGACCCTCCCACTGCTTGATGAAAGCAAGCCCTTCGGGGCTGATGCGGCGCGTTGTCATGTAAGACTTCCTTTGATAATAGCCGTCGAGGTGTCTCTATCAATGTCCAACACACCAAAGCAAACGATATTATAATCTTCACCGTTGGCTTCTTTTTCGCTTTTGACCGGCACATGAATGTCTAGCTGCTTGAAAAGGTACTCACGCTCACCTTCAAACACGCGCCAGACATGATCCATCGTACCGCGCCCAGGCGACCCACGCGATTTGTTGAACCGGATGCGGTACTTGTTCATACAATCTCTGCTGGCGGGATTGGCTTGCAGTGGTTGATGGGCGCGTTCTGCTGAACCGCCAAATTAAAATGCACAAACTTGATGGGCTTCTCGCTCGCGTGCCGTGTGAACGAATGGGCAAGCCAAGCGTTGGAGAAGATCATCAGCCCAGGCTTAGGCTCAAAGTTAATCATGCTGCTCGCCACGGTCGCTTGCGACACATTGCTTTGCGGAAGATCGGTCATGGTCTTGGCAATGCGCGGATCATGAAACACCACGCGAGAGGCATTATCCGGCACCTCAAGAAAATAAAATCCCACAATCTGCGCGCCATAACCATGCGTATGCTGGTCCATGGCTGAGTGCTTGTGATGCTCCTGCGTCCACATTTCGGTGAACGTCACGTTCTTATCGTCCATGGCGTAGCCCTGCTCGGCCAGAATGTTCCAAGCGGACATGCCGATAAACTCAGCAAACTCAACAACGCGCGGGTCATCATAGTAATTCCCGCTCATGATGGCGGGATAGATTTCATCAACCGGCTTGTCTTGCTTTGCCAGAAACTCATCCGACACGGCGTTGACCGTTGCCAAAAAGTCAGGGCGCTCAACCGTATAGACGGGAGCGCCAAAATAAAACGCTGCCTGCAACTGCGGTTGAACGGGCAACTCTAGTGGCGCAGCATTACACACTCGGCAATTCCTCCCACTGCCAGCCCAAGAAATCAAACTGGTATTGCTTGCCGTCGCTTGGATATTCAGGCGCTTGTTTCCAATTGTTTTCGGCTCCGCACCAAAAGACAATCGTGCCCGCCACCGGATCGGGGCGAGGTGTGGGAGGTATATACGAACAAGTTGGTTCGTCAAACAGCCACGCAGACCAGTTTTCCGCCTGCCGCCGCGCTGCCCAAGCGTCTTTTACCACCTGCTGCTTGGCCACAATCTCAGCTTCAATCATTGGCCGCAACACCCAAACGTCAGTCCAAACACCATCAACCTTCTGATAGGTCGGCTCATCGGATTCTAAAACTTCATATATGCCAGGAACGGGACGCTCAACGCGGATAAACTGCTCCCAGTGATCGGGAACGGCACTAAACGCTTGGATAAGGTTATCTTCAAGCGCTGGATGGTTAACGGGTTGGCCGTTTTCAATTTGGATGAACAGGTTCATTTGTCACCTGTGCAAGTTGAAGGGAATTGGCGAGTAGTGCCGGGCCAGATTATGCGGACTGCGCCGCCTGCGCCAGACCCAGATTGTCCATAACCGCAGCAAGTGAACGCTCCACCGCCGCCGCCCCCGCCCCCGTATGCACCACCGCTCCCTGCAATTTTTCCACCACCACCACCAATACCGCACAGCCCTGCGGCAGTTCCCGCACTTCCACCAGAGCCGCCGCCGCCGCCAGCAGCGGCGCAACTAGCGCCAGCCGTGCCGTTAGACCCAGCGCCAAGCAAACCGACGCCGCCACCGCCACCGCCACCAACCGCAGAATTACCTTTTGTGCTACCACTGCCACCACCACCGCCAGCGCCAGCATTCCCAGTGCTGGTTGGCCTTCCTATGCCATTGCCGCCGTTACCTGAATATCCACCAGCACCACCACCACTTGAGCCGCCACTATTTGTGCCTGTCGAACCACCATTACCCCCATTACCACCAGTTCCTGCGATAACGCCACCACCAGCACCTCCAGAGTATGTTAATCCATTTCCGCCATTATACACAGCAGCAACAATCGCAGATACAAAATAACTGGTTCCACTAGCGCCTACATTGCCAGACGCCGCCACCACAGTATAAGAACTTCCAGGAACAACAGTATAATTATTTATATAAGATAAACCACCACCACCACCACCGCCGCCTGGAGTACACACTCCCGTCCCCCCTCTTCCTCCGCCACCAACAACCACAACAGAAACAGAAGTTACCCCAGCAGGCGCAACCCAAGAATAAGTACCGGGAGTAGTGTATGCTTGTTGGCTTGGCTTTGCAGCAAGAATTCTTGCAAACCCAAACGCCCTAGCAGAAGCCGCGCCTCTAGTGATGATAGTAGGCATCCTATCGCCTCACTTAAATTGAGTTTGCGTAGTGAAAACAGTGAACGCTGCAGAACCCGTTTTCACAATGGTATATGTGTAAATATCAATGCTGGATGCGTTGCCCGCAGTCCAAGCAGAACCGCCCTGATACTTTGGAGTAACGGCAGAACCATCAACCTGAACGGCGCTGTTGTAATATGCCGTCGCCCCTTGGGTTACAAGAAACGCCACGGTAATGCTTTGCCCCGTGGACATGGCCGTGTTTAGCGATGTGCCGGACGATGCCCTGAAATTAACCGTCCAGTTGGCGGAAGCGTTACTGGTGTAATACAAAACGCTTTGCGTGGTAACATCATACGCAATCGTGCCAGTGGCAGCAGTGGCGCTAATCGTGACGGTTTCAGCAGCGTTCGTAAGTACGGATGCAAGTTTGCTGGACGTGCCAGAAAATGTTTGTGTGCCGGTAAAAGTGTTGTCAGCCGAAAGCGAAATACCGCTTGTAAACGACAAGGTGCCAGACCCATTGGTCGTGACCACCTGACCATTCGTGCCATCGGCGGTGGGGTATTTCAGCCCCGCCGGGTTGTTCATCAAGCGAACGACTGTGCCCGAGGCGTTCTCAGCAAACAGCGCCATGTCAGCGTTGTTGATGTTGATCGCAAGTTCGCCGGGGGCCAGGTTCGCAGTCAACGGCACCGCCGCAGCGGTCGTCGTGCGGTACAACTGGATCGGGGTGTAACCGGTTTGTGCCATCAGATCACCTCAGATTTTCAATCTTATACAGTGTTTTCATATACACCGCTGTCATTTCATCAAGGATATTTTCAAGGGCGGGAACGCCCCGGGCAATTTCCTTGCGGTTGGAGTTCAACCATAGCAGGTCTTTGCGAAGAAACTTAGCAATATCCTTGACCTGCTCAGGTGCCTGCTCAAGCTGACCAAACGTGCCTTGATACGCCTCAACATAGCGGTCGAGGACGCCGATGATGTCTTCGTAAAACTCACCGAGAGCTTCATGCTGAGAAAAGCTGTTGGTCGTCCAATGATTGGCATGCGCGGTGTTCCGCGCCTCAAACGACTTCGTGATCAGGTCTTTGATCATCAGAATGTGCCCCCGTCGATGCCGCCCCAGGCGGGCGCGCTGGCTCCTGCGGACACCAATACCTGCCCGGCAGTGCCATTGGCAATGAATGCCGTTGTTCCCGCCCCGCTTTGATATGGAATCTGACTGGCCGCACCGCCCGCGAGGTTGGTAGCGGTCGTGGCGCTAGTGGCCGAACCCACAGAGAGCGACGACTGATCGGCCCAGGTCGGAACGCCAGAACCACCAGAAAGCAGAACTTGGCTGGCAGTGCCCGCCGCGCTGAAGGCATAGGCCGAGCCGTTACCGTAGGCCAACGCACCCGCCGTGGGTGTCGCGGTGCCATTCGTGCCACCATACGCTATTGCGATGGCCGTCGCGTTCCACGTCCCGGAGGTCAGAGTGCCGACGCCCGTAATGCCCGTGTAAGAGCCGCTCAGGCGTCCCGAATCCAGCGTACCGGATGTCACCTGGGTGGCGGCAATGGCGATGGAAGTGTCAGACGCCGCCGTCAACTGGCCCTGTGCATTCACCGTGTATGTGGGAACCGCCGAGGCTGAACCATAAGAAGCCGCTGTCACCGCCGTGTTGGTGATGCTGAAGACGGTCCCGGCAAGGGTCAGGCCGGTGCCTGCCGTGTATGTCGTACCCGCCGCACCGAACTGCGAGAACACGATTGCCGTGGTGCCGACCGTGATAGGCAACGGCGTCTGCTGCACCCATGACGTGTTAGCGTTTGCGGTTCCCGCCGTGATCAGGAAGAAGTCGCCTGCGTCGATCTGATTGACGCCCGTGCCGGGCGTGTCGAAATCAGTCGCTCGAGTGAGGATGAATGGCGCGGCACCGCTGCCGGTCTGCGTGACAACGTAAACGCCGTTGTGGGCCTGATTGGCTTGGTTCTTGACCAAGATGCGATTGGTGGCGGCAACCAGCGTGCCATCGACCGACAAGGCCGCATTCGCCGTGGCGGTCAGCGTTGCACCGACACCGGAAGACCCGTTGTTGTAGGTGCAGGTCGGCAGTGCCGCCGTTGAAGCCAACCGGCAGGCTTGGTGGAAATTGATGCCCGCCGCGATGGAATCGGCATAATTCTTGTTGACGATGTCGGTGCCGTTTGTCGGAGCAGTCGTGATGCTACCGGTCGTCAGCGTGACGGCATTGATCGTCGTGTTCGTCGCAGAGGTGACCTGACCCTTTGCGTTCACAGCGATGACCGGCACGACCGCTTGAGAGCCGTAGGTTCCAGCAGATGCGCCAGAGTTGGGCAGGTCGGCGGTAACCAGCGCCCGGAAGCCTGTGGGGGCCGCAGCACCCGCCGCCGGGCCAGCATAGACCACGTTGGCGACCTGATCAGAGACGATAAGCGCCGAGCCCCAAGTCGGGGCACCGGTTCCGCCGGAAACGAGCACCTGACCGGCAAGGCCAACAGGACCAACATACAGGCCATCAGCACCGGACCAAATGATAGCACCAGCCGCCGCCACGATGCTTCGGGCGGTGCCGCCGTTACCCAGGCCGAGAATGCCGTCAACTTCGTCATCAACGCCGAGGTTGACCGCCGGATGCTTGTGATCCGCCCGAGAGATGTCGGTAGATACACCCGCAGAACCCGCCTGGAAGCCCGCCAGCGGCGTGGCACTGCTCAGATTGGCAGTGATCGTCAGGTTGCTTGTAAGGGCACCACCGCCGCTGAGACCGGCCCCTGTGTTAACCTGTCGGCTATCAGGAACGTATCCACTGATCGTGGCGGGCACCGTGGTAGCCGCCATGACGCGGCCCGTGGCATCCACCGTGAAGACCGGGATGTCGGTTGCGGTGCCATAGGAGCCCGGCGTGACGCCAGAACTGGCAAGCTGGGTGGAACCCACGCCGCCTGGGGCAATGCTCAGCGTGACGTTTGAGGTAAGCTGGCCGCCGCCGGTCATACCGGTGCCTGCGATCACCTGACGCGAGGTGGGCACACCGGCAACCGAAAGCAGATCACCGACGCGAATCTGATAGTTGTTGCCCTGGTAGACAATCATCATCAGCGAGTTTTCGTCAGCCACCGGGGCGGCAGGTAACTGCGTGATCCGCGTCGGAATGAGATTGCTAGGTACGTCGGTCATTAGAACTCCAGATACCCGTTGCCGTCTTCCGTGATGAAGAACTCGTCGCCTTGCTCCTGAATAACACCAGCCGGGCGCGTATTGATAGGCGTATCAGGTCGATTGAACGGCAGCACGATCTGATCCGGTGCCCGGGGGGCGAGGCGATACGGGTCGTATTGATCACGATCCAGATCGCACACCATGAGGCCCGGAAAATTCGGATCGGGCGAAAGCTCGGCAAGGAACATCTTGCGCGAGCAGCGCCCGCAGATGCCGATGCCGTAAGTTGACTGACCGGTCGGATCGAGAAACTTGCCACCACTCATGCGGTGTAGGCCCGAATGCCCGGGTTGATCTGGGTGGGCGAGCCGTCGTTATCCCCATCCCAGGCACGTTGCATGGATACGCTGGCGCGTGCTTCAAGCACAGGGATCAGGTTCAGATCGACAGCAGGCGTCTCAGCCGCCATGCGGGCAGCGAGGCCATTCGTGATAGCCTCGAGCCATCGGTCAGGCACCTCGACCTCCTGCTGAAGGTTCTCGGTGTCCATGATCTGGCGATGCCGCCACAGCACAAGCTGGGCCTGTTCAGCCGCAGAGAATGGCGCGGGCCACAGGTACACCACCGGCTCGGGCAGGTCGCGCAGGAAATAGTAGCTGCTCGGTCGGCCCGGAAACACCTTGTTGCTTTGGTTCACATAGCTGTCGCGGTTCAACTGCCCGAGCGGGATTTCCTGCGGCAGGTTGCCCAGGGTGATCGCGGTGTAGTTGATCGTGCTGGCCGAGGTGATGCGGAAATATTGATAGGGCAGGCCGACGCTGATGTCGGTCCATGTGATGTCACCGGCAACCGCCGCCGTCGTCTGCGTGCCGACCGTCACCCAGGTTGTGCCGTTATTGCTAACCTGAAAGGTGAGGTTGACGCCCGCACCGCTCCACTCGACGCCCACCGTGTTGACCACGGTCGCGCTGGTGAAGTTCACCGTGTAGCTGGTCGAGGTGCTCACCGTGGTACCGCTGAGAAGCTGAAGCGTGCGATAGTTGAGGTTCAGCACCTCAACCGTGCCGACGGGCAGCGTCACCAGGGGCTGGTTTTCGTACATCGGCAGAATGAGCTTCTCGATGCACCAGCTTGGCGTTTTGATGTTCGCCAGTTCGGAGAGCATGAGATAAAGCGAATCGAGAGCATATGACTGCATCTCAGACGTGATGGCCTGGGCAGGCAAACGGCACCGCCGGAAGGCGTGGTCAACCACCTTCAGAGCATTAAACGTGGTGCCGCCGATATTACCTGAATAGGCCATGCTTTCTCCGCTCAAAGGCGACGGTCGCTGGTTCAGCAGGCCCCGTGGTATTTGGCGAAAAATACGTCACGGGGCCTGAAATAACAAGCTACTTCTTGGAAGCCTCGCGGGCTTCCGACATGCCAATGGCAACCGCCTGCTTGCGGTTCGTCACCATGGGGCCGTTTTTGCTGCCGGAATGCAGTTCACCGGCTTTGAACTCGCCCATGACCTTGCCGACCTTGGACATGCCGCCCTTGGCCATGCCGCAGTCACTCATGCCACCCTTGGCCATGTCACCCTTCTTCATACCACCCTTGGCCATGCCACAGTCGCTCATGCCGCCTTTGGCCATTCCGCCTTTCGCCATGGTACGCATAGGCATGGCGGGGGCGCGCGCCATTGCGGCTTGGCGGTTTGCCAGAACTTGAGCCGTGGCCGCTTGAGCGGGAGTCATCGCCATGCCGCCCATGGCCATGTTCACCGAACCCTTGGCGTGCGGCATGGGTGCGCCCTTGCCGTCAGCCAGGAGGGTCTTAGCGGTGTTCTCCTTCTTGCTGTACAGCATGTCGCTCTTCGGGGCGGGCGAAGCGGCAGGCTTGGTTGACTTCATGTTACCCATAGCCATGCCGCCCTTGGCATAACCCGGTGCCGCCGTTTTACCGGCGGATGGGAATGTGAACTCGGAAACATATTTCAGCGTCTTACCCATTGGGGGCACCCTTCACACGGTTGTTCTCGATCAATCTGTCGAGCTTTGCGTCCAAAACTTCAAGGCGGTTCATCACGCGGTTGATGTCAACGTGAACTTCCGTCTTCGTCACATAATCCTTGGCGATTTCCTCGCGCGTCTTGTTCAGAAGGATGGATATGCGGCTCAGTTCAGCCGCCTTATCCTTCAGAACCCAACTTACGATGCCCACCACCAAAGAAAGTCCAGTATTCCACAGCGTCAGGTCCATCACGTCACCTCGTCACAGTGTCGCGTAGGTTTTGATGAACTCCAGAACAATCGTGTAGCTGTCGCCCGCAGAGGCGTCATGCGTGCTGAAGGCAATATCACCATTGCGGCCAGTGCCCGCGTTGTTACTGAGCCCGCCGAAAGAAGAAAAATCCATCAGATACGGGCCGTTAGATGTTACCTGCCATGCCAACAAGTTGACATCCGCATCCCATAGAATGCGAACCTCCATGCCATGCGCGGCCATCCATATCTTGTTGATCTTCACACCATTGCAGGCGTAACCAAAAATATTCGGGTTCAGAGTGGAGACGTCGACCTTTACAACCGCCGTCTCACCTGTGCCGTCTGAAATGTTGGTGTATTTGGCGATGAACAGACGCTCACCGTCAAGGATGGTTTGTGATGTTACATTGTCAGCCATCGTGTGCCTCCTTTATGCCGGATTAGGCGATGGTTACGCCGCGATCACCCACGATTGCCCAACCAAATGTCGTGTAGATCAACATCACGCTGTCGCCCACCGCAGTGAACGTGATGGTGGTGAAGCCGATCTTCGTGGTCGGGGTGAGCACCGCCGAACCGCCGTCAACGACGTGGCTGATGATCTTGATCTGACCCACCGTGCCATTGGCCAGCGTCAGAGCCTGCGAGGCACCTGTCGTGGTCAGCGAGGTGAGCATATCGGTGATGTTGACCGCGCCCGCGCCAGACAGAGCCTGATTGGTTGCGATGACGTCGCCCGTGATGTTGCCGGTCACGTCGCCCGTAACGTTGCCCGTAACGTTGCCCGTAACGTTGCCGGTGACGGCACCGATGAAGCCGTTGTCAGACCGGACCGGGCCGGAAAAGCGAGTTTGAGCCATTTGTTTTTCCTCTCATGCGAGATAGGCGTTACAGTCTGCATGACGTCAGCCGGGACTGTCTGCAACGCCGGTTTACCCGGGAAAGCGAATGGGGGGCCGAGGCCCCCCACCCAATTAGACGCCAGCGGTGCCGAAGATGCCGCGCGGATCGGTCCAGCCGAACGTGTAACGCTCGGTGGCCTTGTAGCGCATGCTGTCGGTCTCGAAATCGCCTTCCATGGACTTCTCCAAGCCACGGCGCATCATCAGCTTCAGACCTTCGGGGGCGTCGGTCTGAATCCACCAAGCAGTGGTGGAGGTGATACGCGACAGGTTTGCCTGACCATCGTTCAGCAGCCCCATGGACTTCACGGGGTTGATGTCGTTGTCAGCCGTGCCGGTCCGCAGCACCGACTTGAGCAGCACTTCCGCCTGGAAGACGTTGGACGGACCCGTCACGATCTTCTTCGGCGTCAACCGGATGCGCTTGCCGTTGTTGTCGACGGCATTGCGAATCTGGATGAGCAACTGCTCCAGCGAAGTCTGCGACAGCGCCGCAGGCGTGGTCAGCACGTTGGAGAACGTGCCGTTGACGATGGGGTGGTTGTTGGCATTCAGAGCCACGCCGTCACCGCCCGGATAGGCAGCGTTGAACGCGCGGTTCAGGATGTTCGCACCCAGCGTCTCCTTCGTCTCGATCAGAGACTGCGCGAGATGCTTCGCGTAGGTCTGGCCGATGCGAATGTGATCACCGTCCTCAACAAGCACCTTGGTCAGGCTGAATGCCAGACCGTAGACCTTGTAGAGGTAACGCTGGAGGAACAGAACGCCACCGCTCTGGTAGCTAACGGCCATGCCGTCGGGCAGTTCAGGGGCCGCGCCAAAACCATAGAGCACGGGCTCTTCATGGTAGTTGCGGGGAATACCCTTCTGCTCGCGGAAGACCATCTTCCATTCATCAGCGCGCTGATCATAAACGCCGTCGAAGACTTCGTTCAGGATGGGCTCAACGACCGACCGGAAGTCGGTACTACGCATTGGTGTAGCCATGTGTCAGACCCCCCTTAGACCGAGTTAACCGCTGCCTTGTAGTGATGTTCGTTAATACGAACGGTCACTTGCACATAGGCATCGGTCAGCGAATCGTTGATGTTGTTGGCAAACCCAGTCATCTGGAACTGGCCAGAAGTCGCCTGGATGACGGTAAGCTGGCAGTTGCTGAGACCCGTCTGGGTGGAACCACCCGGGGAAGCAACGGTCCAGTCGAACTCTTCACCGACAGCGGTCTGCACAGTCGTGCCCGACGACGGGTTGGTGTACTGAACGTCAAACAGCGTTTCGGGGTCATCG